TCTATCTGCATGATCATAATGCGTACATCTCCGGCCTCTTCTGCTATATGCTCAATCGTATAGTGATACTGCGGGTCATATTTTGCTGCCGCTGTTACCAACTCTCCACACTCTTCAATCAGCTTAATGAGCTGTTTTTCAAGCCCATATGCTTCTGCGATAAGGGTTACGCTCGCTGCATCCAACGGCTTCTTTTCCTCCGTTCCTGGAATCACTCTATCCCAGCATTTTCTGCATTCTTCTTCACTTACTTTGCATATTTCCTCTTTCTTTTTTTCATATCCATATTCATAAGGACACGCATAACATCCACCAAGGGAATCTTCATCAATGCGTTCTGGATGTTCTTTCTGTAGTTTTTCTCTATATGTCATAATATCCTCCTTTACACTCAATCGCCGCTTTTATCTCTTCTGCTGTCGCCTGGATTATCTCCAGAGCCTCTGACAGCTCGTATAATCCATTTTGCAGACGTTGGTCTACAACTTTACGCCTAAGAAGAGAAACTGTCTCCTCGAAGCTCCCACAGTATCCTATGGTGTCATAGGTTTTATTTCCTTCCTTGTCCGTCTTACCTTTATCGACGGCAAGGGTAAATCCCATATTGTTGGGAAGTGCATAATAGTTTTCTATCAGGTGTACCATGTCACTCTCCTATTCCAGCGGCAGTTCCATCTCAGAGGGAACCATTTCCGCTTTTATCTCCATGCATATGTCCTGTACCGGACACTTTGCACATTTGCTCTGATCCTGTTCACAAATTTCTTTCATAGCCCGAAAGCCCTTCAGGACAATTTCTCTCTTCTCCATTATGCCCTCCTGTATCTTTAATCAACTTCGGTCATTACACCATCAATAAGCTGATAATATGTTTCTTCTTTTATCTTCTCTCCGTCTACCTGGTGGAGCTGTATTCCTTTGATCCTGTAATTCCCATCATTGTCCGTTTCAAATTCGGCACATATTATATAGGCGCCTTTGACTCCTTTAGCTTTTGCATTTAATCCCAGAGCTGCGGCTACAGAATTTACGCATCCTGCATAACTTGTACTTTCTTCTCCTGTGCTGAAAGATGCTCCACAGTTTCCGGTATTGCTGGATGCTCCACGGTATCCGGTATTGCTGGATGCTCCCCAGTCTCCGGTATTGCTGGATGCTCCACAGTCTCCGGTATTGCTGGATGCTCCACAGTTTCCGGTATTGCTGGATGCTCCACGGTATCCGGTATTGCTGGATGCTCCCCAGTCTCCGGTATTGCTGGACGCTCCACAGTTTCCGGTATTGCTGGATGCTCCACAGTTTCCGGTATTGCTGGATGCTCCACAGTTTCCGGTATTGCTGGATGCTCCACGGTATCCGGTATTGCTGGACGCTCCACAGTTTCCGGTATTGCTGGATGCTCCACAGTCTCCGGTATTGCTGGACGCTCCACAGTTTCCGGTATTGCTGGATGCTCCACGGTTTCCGGTATTGCTGGACGCTCCACGGTTTCCGGTATTGCTGGATGCTCCACAGTTTCCGGTATTGCGGTTTTCCGCTTTTTTTTCACACCGTTTCGATGTGTATTCTATTGCTGCTTGCACCAGACCGGGTATACCAATCTTCGCTCCTATTTTTATCTCTGTGGAAGCTACTTTGCTGTCCTCGTCAGATTTATCAATATCTCCTGTCTGTTCGACCTCATGGTATACGCTATCTGCAGGCTCATAATACCTAAAGCAGTCAAGTGGATATTCACAAGCATGGAATCCTGTATCGCAGCATTCTGCGCGTTCTTCGTGGTACTCTTTTCCTTCTTCGTACCGGAAACCTCTACACGTCATGTCATTTTTAAATCCTTTATATGCTTTCATGTTTTATCCTCCCTGTACCAGCCTGTAATAGCTGGATCTCTAAACTATCGACATCATATTTGCGTCCCTGGAAATTGCTGAACTTCGTTGCTTTGCCTTTAACTCGCAAATCCTCAGGTTTATAATCATCCCCAAGATAATCAACAAATGGTGTGCTTGGGCCAAGAAATGTAGCACCCTGTTTGATATATCTCTGCTCAGTGTTGTTCTTTTTACACTCCTCAGCGTATCTTTTAACTGCTGTCATCAGCTCGTCCTCTGAAAAACCACTGTTAAGCCTAGCCAAATATTGCTTATATGCCATAGCTTTCTCTTTTTTTCTCGGGTACGCATCCCAGAGCGTTTCAAACGCACACGTATATGTTTTTTTATCCTTTACATTATCCTTTACCTTTTCCTTATCCTTTTCCTTAGGTTCGGTTTTGGTTTCAGGATGGTTTTGATTAGGTTTAATTTCGGTTACATCTTGGTTATCACTTGGTTTATCTTTGGTTTTTGGCCTACCACCTTTGGTTCCATTTTGGTATCTGCGATTATTGGCATCTATTTGTGGCTTTACCAGCAAGTAGATGGTCTTCTCAATCCCAGTGGATTCCGGCGCTTTTTCATCCAGTCCGTATTCCATGATTGCCTTAATAGAAGCTTTAAATTGCTCAGGTGGAAGGTCTTTAACTGCCTCGTAAAAACTGCGGTAAAATACCACGCTATCCCTCATTACCACCACCTGCCTCATACTCTCTATACATCTCTATCCAGTCATCCAGGTACATGGTTACGAGCCAGTCACAGTTATTTTTACGATGCATCACCACCGGAAGCTCTCCTGCACGCGCGTCCCGTTTTGACTGCTCCGCTGCGCCGTACAGATCCAGGCGCTCCACTCTCTTACACTCAATATGTACCCCCGGAAGGCCGACTACATCAGCATCACCATTTGCACCGCAGAACTGCTGTCCTCTGCGGCAGTCATAACCATGCCCCCGGAGTACCCCTGCAAGCTCACGCTCCCCTCTGGCTCCCTTGTCTCTGCTGTTCATAGGCCGCCTCCTTCCTCCAGTTGTCAAATGCTGTCCTCATGTTGTATATCTTGGACCAGAGCTTATCCGCCCTGGAATCATCTTTGCTTATGTATTCTTTAAGTTCGAGTTCATCCACCAGGTCACCCGGTATGGGCCTGTAATAACCGTTACCGACGTTGATTATGCAGTCACCGTTGTGGTTTGCCTCCTCCACTAAAATCCTTAACTGACGGTCAATAGATTCGTTTCCCGTCAGGTTCAGGTCAGGTCTACTCACCGTGTTTTTATGACCGGATGTGATCCGGTTGAAATATCCCCGCGCAATCTCACGGGCATCTGTCTGTTTACTCATTTGCCCTCCCTTCTCCCCGGCCGTAACCGGGGAAAGTGGCTTACAAAGTTACAAATTGTGATATATCATTCAGCGTTTCCAGCATGGGTAAACGCGAATCCGCTTTTATTACAATGCCGTATACGTGGTACATCTGTTCAAAGGCTTTCATACCTCGTTGATGTGCGATTGTATGGTGGGTCCGGCAGAGACATATTTTCCGGCTGTTACTGTCATCCACTGTCCTGCGGTCCCGGCCCATACCTATTGCATCTACATGGTGTATCTCTCCATCTCTTCCGCATACGGCGCATTTCTTGTGTTTCACGCAGTAATACAGGTATTTGCCTATATCATCTGCCCGATCTACGCCACGCTCTGAAAGCGGGATACCGTGCTCTATGGCGTATTCCAGGATAGTGTTGATAAATTCCCGGGCCGTATCCATAGAGCAAGTGGAAAGGCTGAAATAGGCTTCTCCTGTCCTGCTGATATGCAGGTATTTCAGCCACTCCTTTTCCTCCTCTGGCATGTAGCCGGTATACCCAGCTATATCACGGATTGTGGCATATATCTTTTTGCGCTGGGCGGCAGATATCTGCCTACCGTCATCCAGCCTTATCTCCGCTGATCTAATCCCCTTATTTACCAGCAGCCCACTTATCTGCTCCGGTATATGTATGATCAGGTCAGTGCCCGTCCTGTCTTCCCTATATCCTGTTATCTGTACCTCTGCGTTCATGTTCTCACCTACCTAAAAGGAAGCTCTTCCTCCACGTTATTAGGGACATCTGACGGTTCATCTGGAGATGGTGGTGGAACACTTTCCCGTAAAGCCATTGTTGTCATCCAAGTAGTATATAAAGTAAGAGGGATATCTTCTATTGCTTTCAGCCCCTTTTTTTCAATGGCTGCCGAAAGCGTTAACCCTACCCTTTCAGATTCTCTTTTCAGGGCCTGTATTTCATTTCCATTGATTTTCCGGTCTGCGATCTCATAGGAATTTTCCTCTGAATCATGCATCTCTCCCTCTGTAGGGATGCAGAAAAGCTGTAAGCACGCATATTTAAAGGCCGCAGACAACGCCTTATTCAAGGACTTGTCCCCACTGTCCATCCCTTCCCCGCACACGCTCACGACAATTTGTGAGCCGTCTTCCGCACATATGAATGTATAATCTACGTCAATCACCGTATAGATTATGTTATTTCCCTTTGATGTCTTCCGCTCTTCCCGCCTCTTATCTTTTACCGCGGGAACACAGAAAACATGATTCTTTATGAGCGCAGGCTGCAGAGAGTTATATACATCATCAATCCCTCTGAAATTGTACTTCTGCTGTTCGTTGTATTTATCTTTTCCAATGGCGCCGATATCATCCATGATGCGGCTTATCGCCTCATATATCTTCTTGTCGGACATTTCATCACCTTATCCTTAAACTTTCCGTCTGATGAAGTTCTACAAAACCTTTAAATGAATTCGGGTATGCCTTTACATCTTTAAGAAGGGTCCTAGAATCCAGCTTTGGTTTCTGCACTTTCCAATATTCATCAGGGATTTTACTTTCATCAATGATATGTAAAGAGGGGGGATTTTTTTGTATCCCGAATGTATGTAGGTCTGTCTTAATCTTTTTCTTATTCATCGCTAACATACATGTTTCTAAATTTCTCTTTAACGCGATTGTTCTGTTCTCCAGTACAGTCTTCCGATATTGGAGCCGCTCAATCTCCCGTTTCAGGATCTCTGCATCTCCGGTCAGCACCGCTATGATATCAGCATAAGCGTCTGCTTTCACTTCCAGCTCTCCCTCTATCGCCTCCATAGTTCCTGTAAATACTTCTGGGTCAATATCTGTATCCTCTGCCATCTGTAAAAATTCTAAATATTCTCCTGCAATTTCTCTAAGCTTCATCCTTTATATCCTCCTCATATTCTTTATAGTTATTTGCCAGCCGCCTATTAACACGATGGGATGCGCTTATTATCCTCTCGTTGCCATTCATAATAGTAAGTTCCGCGCCATCCGAAAGTGCTACGCAGTAATCCTGGCACGCTGTTACTGTTATATACGGTATGGAGTTTTCCATAGCATCCCGCATCATCTCATGGATGACCGGTCTATATTTTTGTAAAATATCTTTCCCATCCATTGACTTTCCTCCGTTCTCACCCTATAATAAGGGTGATTGATGTTTTCAAGTCCCTGATTGCTTGCCGGCTGCAGGGGCTTTTCCAGTTTTTATAAGCTCGTACAGCTCGCTGATTTCTTCATCGTTCGCCAAATATCTAAGGGCAAATTTCAGGCGGCTGTCTTCGTCTAC